AGCATAATAAATATTTAAACTTCTACAACGATTTCTCCACAGAAAAGACAGCACTGGAATTCCAGTATCGTATGAAGTTAAAACAAAAAAGAGAATACTATCAAGGAGAAGCAGACCCCGAAGTTTATAAAGAAAAACCTTTTGGACAATCCATTAAAACATCCGAGAAGATGAAAGTATATCTTGAGGCGGATGAGGATTTGATTAATATTGAAATGAAGATAGAGTTTATTAGTAAGGCACTCTACTTTTTGGATAATATTCTTAAGATGATATCCAATAGAAGTTTCCAGATTAAAAACGCTATCGAGTGGGAGAAGTTTATTAATGGTAGCACCTAATGACAGAACTTGTAGTATCGAAGAAAAATAATATTTTCCTCACGATTAAAGCAGAACCACATGTACATTACGAGCTTGCAGATTATTTCACATTCGATATTCCAAACGCCAAGTTTATGCCCCAGTATAAAAGTGGTGTATGGGATGGAAAAATTAGATTGTATTCACCAGGAACAGGCGAGCTCTATTGTGGTCTCATCTCACATCTCAAAGAGTGGAGCGGAGTCAAAGGTTATTCAATCGAGTATCAAGGTAATAAGTTCTACGGAGATGTAGAAGAAATCAATCCACAGATTACACCAGAAGGCGTGAGTGGATTTATGAATGCTATCTGCCCTAATCATACACCAAGAGATTATCAAGTCAAGGCAGTATATGAAGCTCTTCTAAACAATCGCCGTCTGCTACTTTCCCCCACTGCTTCTGGTAAGTCGCTGATGATTTACTCTTTGGTAAGATACTACTACGCTTCTGAATATAAGAAGACAGGAAGTAAAACTCTTATCATTGTTCCTACCACTTCACTGGTAGAACAGATGTATAAAGATTTTGAAGATTATGGATGGAATGTAGAAGAACATTGCCATAAGATCTACGGCGGTAAAGATAAGAATATAGAGAAAGCAGTTATCATTTCTACGTGGCAATCTATCTACAAGTTTCCTAAGCGTTGGTTTGATGACTTCTCTTGTGTGATTGGAGATGAAGCACACCTATTCAAATCTAAATCACTCACTGGCATCATGACTAAACTACATGAAGCTAAGTATCGTTTTGGTTTCACTGGAACACTTGACGGTTCAGCAACACACAAGTGGGTGCTTGAAGGATTGTTTGGCGAATGTAAGCATGTTACTAAAACAGAAAAGTTAATTAAAGAAGGTCACCTATCGGATTTCCGTATTAAGGTTCTTCTACTCAAACATGAGAAAGAACAGTTCTTTGATTATCAAAATGAAATAGATGCGATTGTAGATAATCCAAAACGTAATCGTTTGATTAAAAATTTAGTACGTGATCTGGAAGGTAACACATTGGTTCTATTTAATTACGTTGAACGTCACGGGATACCTTTATACGAAAGCATAAATAATATCGTTAGCGATGGTCGTAAAGTTTTTCTGGTCTATGGTGGTGTAGACACAGAAGAAAGAGAAGAGATTAGACGAATTACTGAAACTGAGAATGACGCAGTAATTGTAGCTTCATACGGAACATTCAGCACTGGCATTAACATTCGTAATCTACACAATGTTGTATTTGCCTCACCATCAAAATCAAGAATAAGAAACTTACAATCTATTGGGCGTGTATTGCGTAAGGGCGACAACAAAACTTATGCAACTCTTTATGACATTGCTGATGAGTATTGCAGAACTCCTCAGAAAAATTACACCTTGAAACATTTAGATGAACGATTGAAAATATACGAGGAAGAAAAGTTTAATGTAGAAATAATCAAAATCGATTTAAGATAATATGGAAGAAGAATTTTACGCAACAATAAAATTAAGTTCTGGAGAAGAGATTGTAGCTAAAGTTAGTTACGATCCAAACGATGATATTATTGTTGTTTTTCAACCCAGATTAGTTTCAAAAACTATGATAAAAAGAAAGGGAATGAAAATTGAAGGATTTGAATTTTCTTCCTGGATGAACGCTACTCCAGATGATATGTTTATTATTCCCAGATCTCAAATTATTACTATGATTGAAGCAGATCAAAAAATTATTCATTTTTATGAGACATACTTAAAAAGAAAATATGAACAAGAGGAGCAACTCCAAAATGGAGGTATTCCTGGAAACCGCCGTGACTCAAAGTTTATGGATGGATACATTACATCAACTAAAGATGCTAGAAGTATTTTAGAACAGATATATAACAAATCTTGAAAGCGCAACAATGCTATTATACACAAATTAAAAAGATCTGTCAAGCCCCTTTACAAAAGTATGTTCATATGCTACAATTTTGATTAGAGTAATGTAAAAAGATGATCACCTCAGAAACTCCAAAAATAATGACAAGAAAGAAGACGGAAAATTACGTCAATAACCGAGAATTTTTGGATGCACTGGTGGTGTATAGAATTGATTGTGCAAAAGCAGCAACAAATGGAAATCCTCGTCCACGCATTCCAAATTATATTGGGGAATGTTTTTATAAGATAGCTACACACTTGTCATATAAACCTAATTTTGTAAACTATATGTTTAGGGATGATATGATTGGAGATGGTGTAGAAAATTGTGTGCAATACATCGCTAATTTTGATCCAGAAAAATCCACTAATCCATTTGCTTATTTTACTCAAGTTATTTACTTCGCTTTTCTACGTCGTATTGCTAAAGAAAAAAAACAGTTAGAAACAAAAGCTAAACTGCTTGAAAAATCTGGATACGATGAAGTTTTGTATACAGATAATTATGGATCAGATATGCATGGTTATAATACAACTTATTCAGATTTGAATAGCATTAAAGAAAATCTTGAGATGAGATCTAAACGATGACAGTAGCATTAATCACTGACCAACATTTAGACGGGAGGAAAGGCAGTGTTGCGTTTTGGGAATACTTTAAAAAATTCTACGACGACATCTTCTTCCCCACTCTCGAAAAACACGGAGTCAGAACTATTATTGATCTTGGTGATACGTTTGATAATCGTAAGGGGATCGATTTTAATGTTTGGAGCAGGGTGCGTCAACATTATTTTCAACGCCTTGAAGACATGGGTATCTTCGTTCACATGATTCTTGGCAATCACTGTACCTATTATAAGAATACCAACGAGATTAACTCACCAGATTTGCTGCTGAAAGATTTTAGTAATATTGAAATCTACTCTCGCCCAGAGACAGTAATGATTGATGACACTAAGATTCTTATGCTTCCTTGGATTAACTCTTCTAACATGGAAGAGACAATGACATGGATTAATGATACCAGTGCGGAAATTGCTATGGGTCATTTGGAGTTAAATGGATTTTTAGTTACTCCTGGCATGACAATGGATCATGGTATGGATCCTGCTATCTTTAAAAAATTTAAACAAGTATTCTCAGGACATTTTCACCACAAGTCAAAGAAAGGAAACATTCAATATCTTGGTAACCCCTATCAGATGTTTTGGAATGATTATAAAGACGAGCGAGGATTTCATCTCTATGAGCCAAAAACAAATAAACTCAAGCGGGTCAAGAACCCTTATGAGATTTTCCAGAAAATCTATTATAATGATTCTACTGGTTCTCATCTCAGCTTCAATACCAGTGAGTGTGCAAATTCTTTTGTCAAGATTATTGTAGAAGATAAGAAAGATTATTTTGAGTTTGAAAAGTTTGTTGATGAAGTATTTGTTTCCAAACCGCATGATGTAAAGATCATTGAAACATTAGTTCAAAATGATACTTCTGATGTAGAAGAGAATCTTGAAATTAAAGATACACTAACTCTTCTTAATGAATACATTGACGAGGTAGAGTTATCCGTCAACAAAGAAAAATTAAAATCATTAATGAAGACCCTATATATTGAAAGCTGTGAAGTAGTATAATGTTTCTCATCACTCTCAAAGAACACTCAGAAGGAGTCTATTCGGTGGTTGACGAAGATGGGGATCATGTGATATACTTCTTTAAAGAAGAAGACGATGCCGAAAGGTATCTTGGTTTGTTGGAAGCAAATGATTCTGAAAATTCTCTTCCTCCGCTTATCACACATGAAGTAGAACCAAAAGCAGGTATACAAATGTGTGAATTGCGAGGAATGAAATATACAATTATTGAACCAGACGATATTATTGTTCCTCCCAGAGATTATGATTACATTCAAAGTCATTAAATGGAAAAACTTTTTAAGCACAGGTAATCAATTTACCGAAGTTAATCTAAACGATAAAAAAAATAGTATCATCATTGGTGCTAACGGTGCTGGCAAATCAACTATTCTGGATGCACTCACGTTTGCTCTGTTTGCTAAACCATTCAGAAAAATTAATAAACCACAGTTGCTTAATTCTATCAACCAATCAGATTGCGTTGTAGATTTATTGTTTGATATTGGTAAGAATAAATACCAAGTAGTTCGTGGCATTAAACCTGCTAAGTTTGAAATTTATCAAAACGGAACGCTACTTAATCAAGATGCATCTGTCGTAGACCAACAAAAACATTTTGAGCAAACCATTCTCAAAATGAATTACAAATCATTTACACAAATTGTTGTGTTGGGATCATCTACTTTTGTGCCATTCATGCGTCTTCC